AATGCCATCGCATTTTCTGTTCCCTTCAACTCAATACTCGATCCATTAATCAAATCCAGTCTCAAATCAGTCTCATTTTTACTCTGAACCCATGTTCTAGGAGTTAATCTCTTCAATTCCTTCCATGCAATATCCTTTGCCATCCTATATGTAGGAGCACAGTAGAAATAAACCTCCCCAGGACGATTAATCGCTCCTCTCAATAACTCAATACAACTTAAATAACTTTTCCCAAACCTTCTTCCAGCTACCAGCACCCTAAATCTCTTCTCACTATTAAACACCTCCCCCTGTGCATACCTTAAACTGATCTCATTTAGACTCATCTACACCTTTTTTACATAATATTACTCATTTTCTTTCGCATTTTACACTTTTAAAGCTATCATCGAAATATTAATACCCTCATAAAGCAAGTACGTGGCTGAATCTTTCATTAACAACAATCTAAATTTAGATCTTCCAGTTCCTCAACGTAAACCTCGTGTTCAGAAATACACAGGAGGATCAAATTCAAGAGCAGTCATAGAAGCAAGGTCTCAAAGATTATATTCACGTCAACTCGAAGGTAAAACTACTCGTCAATTAGTCATAGAACATTCTAAAAGAGAAGGTATCTCAGAACCCACCGCTTGGGCTGACTGGGGAAGAGTCAAAGCGTGGAATGATGAAGATTGGCTCAAGGAAAGAGATAAAATGATTCCTCGTCTACAAGCCATGAGAATGCGTCTATTTAATAAAGCGGTAGCAAAAGGTCAATTACAGACAGCAGCACAGATTTTAGACTCCCTGGGCAAAGTTGTAGGTGAATCAGTTGAGACAGTCAACATTCAAGCTCCAGATTTGACAATCAAAGTAGAACCAAAAGTTTAATCAAAATATATTTAGGGTAACCGCATATGCAAAAAAATTCCTAGCGTTTGCAACTACACCCCACTAAAAAATAAGTATAATTACTCATATCTTTTTACATGCATAAGTATGTACAATGTTATGTATTTTTGCTATTATGAAATATAAGTATAATTAGTTTTATTACTTTTATACTTATAGCTAAAATTTTTTATTATCTCTAATCTAATCAACACTTAACACAGTTAAACATCATCCACAGAGCTAATAAAAGTAAATAGCTAAAATAAACACTTAAAAAAATCAAAGTCTATGATTTAAAAAACTAAATTAAAAAAAATTTTCCCCGGGCTGATCGCCCAAAAATAAAAAACAAATTATCAAATTAATTAAAACCATGAAATTCTATTTAATTTTTATTATCTTCATTACTTTTATTCTTTCTTCTCTTGGTAATGATCACCCTATTAAAAATGGACAGTTACAAGAAAGAAATCAAACTATTCAAACTCTAATAAATGATATATAATATATATCAAGTAAACCTATTATTTTATTAATTAAACTATGGAAGAAATTTTTGAAACATTCTTAAAAGATCTTGATAGATTACATAATCAAGGGATGCAAGCATTAAAAGAGTATAAGCTTAAAAAAGCTATTAAAGATAATGCTATTACAAATAAAGAACAATTCAATAAAGAGTTGTTTGATATAGCTAAAAGCTACGCAAAAGGATTGTAAAAAATCCTTTTTTTTATTCACTTATTTAAATTTAATTATCATGAAAAAGATCAGTTTTGAAGAATGGAAAAATCATTATTATGATGTTCCCTTTATAAAAGAGAATTATGATTTATTGGAATCAATGGAAGTTCCGATAGATTGTATAACACCAAGCCAAGATATTTCAAAAACTAAATATGTAAGAGTTTTCACGTTTGGAAGTTGGCATGAAATTTTAGAGAATGGAGATCATTATTTTTTACATTCTTATTTAGGAGATAAAGTTTATGACTATATTGGCAAGGATGAAAAAGAGATAGAAAAAAATTTAAAAGATTTATATGAATATGTAATATCATATGAACTTTACGAAAAAAACAATTTATTTAATTAAAACAATGAAACTAACTAAATTTAAAATTACTGAAAAAATTATTTTTCACTGCAAAAAAGATGATGAATATTTAAGAGATATAGTTCATGAGTATTTACAATTATTAGAAAATACTGAACTAGGATTAAAAGGAATAAAAGAGACTTTAGAAGAAAGGGAGAATAAAGAAAATGAATAAATATAATAAATGGAGATCTAATTTTATTGAGTTAGATATCAATAAAGATAATGAAAAAGAGATAGAAAATTTATGTAGTATTTCAATTGATATGCTAAATGAAGAAACTAAACTAATTAGAATTTATAAGGATAACTTAGGAGGATATATTGAAAAACTTAAAAATAATAATTATTTATTATTAATTGATAGATCATATTATGAAAATTCAAACGTTGAGAAATTAGAGAAGATGTTATATAAATTTTATGAAGATGAAAACTTATTGAAATATATAAAATAAAAAAATAATAATAGTTGCTTAAAGGGATACTAGTAATATCCTTTTATAAAACTATTTTATTAGTTTCAATAAACCCTATTAAATTAATTAGTTATGAATTCAAAAATTAAACAATCAATCCTGGATGTTATAAACCTGGATGATGAAAGGTTAAAAACATTAAAGGCAAAAAAGGTATTAAAGGCAAAAAAGGTATTAAAGGCCGATATTGAAAAAGATTTAAAATTTATTAGAGAACATATTGCAATTATTAGAGGTTAATAAATGATATGATTATATATTAATTATATGTTAATATATATATTAGAAGTGTAAAAACTTCTCTTAAACTTAAAACTTATTTAATTAAATTATGAACTTAACACTATTACCAGCTTATGGCAGAGACTATAAAAGTAAAACTGCTATTATTAACGATTTGAATGCATTGAAAGATTTTATTGTTTCACATACTGGGCAATATATAAATAAACCGCAATTTAAAGAGCATAATATAATTTCATTTAATGTTAGATATAATAATCAATTAAAAATAACAAATATAAATATAAAAGATTTAAACAAATGAATATAAAAACTAATCAAGAAGTAATTCATTTAATTCATGGCTTATTGGCTTTAAGTCAGTGCGATAGATTAGGGGAACATGAAAAAGTCCAGGATTGTATAAATCGAACTAAACAAGAGTTAAATGATCATGAAATATTAATTGCACATTATGCTTATGAAGCTTTAATGGTTATTCATAAAAATATGAAATAAAAAATTGATACTTACTTTAAAAGGATTATTAATTTAATCCTTTTAATGAAAGTATTTATTACTTTCAATTAAAAACTTATTTAAATTAATTAAAACATGAACTTACTCAAAATGAGTAAGGGTAATAAAAAGCTATCTAAAGATACTTTGATATTATCTTTACCCGCGGGGCGTACCTGTCCAGGTGCTGATAAATGCAAATCATTTGTAGAAATAGATAAGGATAATAAAAGGATATTAAAAAGAGGTAATGAATGTTTATTCACTTGTTTTGCTGCTAGTGAAGAACTAAGATACCCTAATGTTTTTAATAGTAGAAAATATAACTTTGATTTAATTAATGGTTATGTATTGAATAAAGATTTAAAAGGATTAACTCAATTAATAAATGAAAGTATAAAAGCTAAAAAGAAGAATGTAAACAAGGTTAGGATACATGAAAGCGGGGATTTCTATCACCCTTTATATTTAGAGGCTTTTAAGAATGTAGCTAGAATGAATAAAAATTTAATTTTTTATTGTTATAGTAAATCTTTGAAATTATTTTTAAATAATATATTGCCTGAAAATATGTTTTTAACATGTTCCTATGGTGGCAAGTATGATTATTTAATAAAAGATAATTTTAAAAGGTTTTCTAAAGTTGTTTTTAGTGTTGAAGAGGCTTTAAGACTAGGTTTATCGATAGATAAAGATGACTCACATTGCTACCTGGATAAAGGCAAGGATGGTTTTGGTTTATTGCTTCATGGTATGCAAGAAAAAGGAACAGTTGCAGCAGAGGCTTTAAAGGTTATCAATAGAAATAAAAAACAACTGGCTAAGGTATAAATAAAAAAAATATTATATTTATTTATTATTTATTTATTATTTAATTTTTAAGAAATATAAAAATAAAAATTTAAATAATATATCAAAGTCAATATT